GTTCAGATGAGGGTAGACAAATAGATACTGTAAGAAGTAAAATCAAAAACTTTGCTTCAACTGTATCTCTTACTGAAGACGCTAATCACAAAGTTGTAATCATAGATGAAGCAGATTATATGAATGCAGATAGTGTTCAACCTGCGTTAAGAAACTTTATTGAAACCTTTTATAAGAATTGTAGATTTATATTTACTTGTAATTATAAGAATAAAATCATACCAGCCCTACATAGTCGTTGTACAGTAATTGACTTTAAGATCACTAATGGTCAAGTCAAAAAGACTGCTATGGCCTTTATGAAGCGCATGGAAGATGTTTTAAAGGGGGAAGATATAGAGTTTGATAAGAAAGTCTTAGCAGAACTAATACAGAAGTTTTATCCTGACTTTAGAAGAACAATAAACGAACTACAAAGATACTCTGTAAGGGGTAAGATTGATAGTGGTATATTGTTTAGTCTATCAGAAGTCAATACAAAAGAACTAATATCTTCTTTAAAAGATAAAAGATTCAATGATATGAGAAAATGGGTTGTTCAAAATTTAGATAAAGAGCCATCACATTTATTCAGAACTATCTATGAACTTCTTTATATAAGTTTAGATTCTAAATCTGTCCCTCAATCAATACTTATTTTGGCTGGATACCAATATAAATCTGCGTTTGTGGCTGATCAGGAAATAAATATGATTGCTTGTCTAACTGAAATCATGGCAAGTTGTAAATTTAAGTAAGAAAGAAGATGGCAAAGAGAACATTATTAAGAACATTGATTGTTAAAATGAGAATGTGGTGGGCTGATATACGAGGACATCATGGTAAAGTTTGGGATTACGAACCAGGCGATTACTATATGGGTAGTCACAAAGGTCACAATAAACATAACAGAAAATAATTGAAAGATTTATATTATGTACGAATTGAGAGATTATTTAAACGCAATTAATTTCACAAAACAGAAATTACTAGACACCGAAGATGTGACTTGGGAAAAAAAGTATCCCCCCTTTGTTATAAACAAGTGTCTTTCCATGCATTACGACTGTATTGCTCAGGCGAATGAAATGAATGGTTATCACTTCTTAAACAAAGATATTCAATTTAATTTTTACATAAATAGTATTAGAAAAAAGAAACGATTTGGTGGCAAGTGGTTATCACAAGCCAAGTTGAAGAATTTAGAGTATGTAAAAGAGTATTATGGATATAGCAATGAGAAAGCAAAACAGGCACTCAACATACTAACAGTAGAACAAATTGAACATATAAAAGAGACCTTGAATAAAGGTGGGAGAACAAAATGAGTGAAGAAATTGTAAACTGGTCGCCAGACAGTATGTTAGAGGTCACAATCAAACAACCAGACGACTTCTTAAAAATCAGAGAAACTTTGACACGAATCGGTGTCGCCAGCAGAAAAGATAAAACATTATATCAATCTTGTCATATATTACATAAACAAGGTAAATACTTTATAACACACTTTAAAGAACTATTTGCTTTAGATGGTAAGAAAGCAACATTGACTGAAAACGATATTCAAAGAAGAAACACAATATCAATACTTTTACAAGATTGGAATTTAATTGATATAGTAAACGGAACACAAGCTGAAAACAAAGCACCTTTATCACAAATAAAAGTATTACCATTTAAAGAAAAGAAAGAATGGATTTTATCTGCTAAATATAATATTGGAAAAAAAGTTGAAGATAAGGAAGAAGTTAAATCGGATAATGAGTAAATGTTGGTTCCTAAATTTAAAGAGTTTATAACAGAAACAGATATAGGTCGTAAAGAAAAACCTATCACAGTAGCTATTGTCACAGTAGCAGATTCAAAAGACCCTAAAGAAAATACAACAGCTGATCTTATACAAAAAGCATGTAAGAAAAAAAAGATTGAATGTGTTATTGTAAACACTAAAACTACAATTATTACTTCTAAAGATGAAGACAAAGGTACTTTAACTGTATCAAACTATGACGGCAAAGGTGCTGAACATACTTTCACAGGTAGAGATACAGTTTGTATAACTAGAGGTGGCGCTTTAGAAGATGAAGCAGGACTTTCTTTAATATCATCATTTCAAAACTCACAAGCATTTATGTTAAACACAAGAGCAGCTATGCTTACTTGTGATAATAAATTAACAACTGCTTTATTATTTGAGAAGTTTGGATTACCAACACCAAAGACAGCATTTATAACTAACGAAAATAATATCAAAAGTGGTGTAGATATGATTGGTGGTAAATTTCCATTGATTCTAAAAACACTTACAGGTACACAAGGTGTTGGTGTTATTAAGATTGATACATACGAAGCTTTGGTGGCAACTGTACAAGCGATGTGGAAACTAAACGCAGAACTTCTAATACAAGAATATATGCCTAGTGATTTTGATGTAAGAACCTTTGTAGTAGATAATAAAATATTTGCTAGTACAAAAAGAACTCATAGTAGTTATGACTTTAGATCAAACACACACAGAGGCGCAGAGGCTTCACCATATATATTAAGTGATGAAGAAAGAGAACTTGTATTAAAAGCAAGTAGAGTATCCAGAGCTTACATGGTAGGTGTAGATCATATTGTACACAATAAAAAACCTTATCTATTAGAGATTAATGGTAGTCCTGGATCAGGCGCTGATTACGAAGGTTATCAACATAGAGATTATTATTCTGACGCAGAACCAGCTGGTAGAATAGATGGTGAAAAAATGATGGCTAATGTAGTAGATTATATTACAGATAGAGCTCATTGGGATAGACAATCACTTATAGAAACTGGTTGGTTAGAAACTGTTGAGTTAGATGAAGTAGGCAAAGTAAGAGTTAAGTTTGATACAGGTAATGGCTCAAAGGCTTGTGCTTTACACGCAGATAAAATTTTAGAAGATGGCAAAATTGTTAAATGGACCTATGATGGCAAAACATTTAGTAAACCTAGACATGGAAAGAGTGAAGTGTTTAGATCAAATGCTACAAACGAACCATCAGAGATTAGACCAACTATATTAATGGACTTAACATTTAATGGTTTTACATATAAAGATGTAGAGATTGGTTTAGACCAAAGACCTAGATCAGGCTCTGACTTACTTGTAAATAGAGATTTAATGCGATTAATGAATATTAGTGTCAACCCTAATAGAACATTTGTATTGAGTAAACGATTAAAACCGATTGACAAAAAAGGTAAATCTGATAAAGTTGGTTTTGAACCAGATAAAGAAGACAATGACGAAAAATAAGCATTGACATTTAAGTCAATATGTGTTATATTATAAACAAATAAGGAGTTATTATGCAAGAAGTGAAAATATTAAGACTATCTACTGGCGAAGATGTAATTGCCAAAGTAGGTGAAAACGACCAAGGCGTAAGTTTAAAACAAGCTTTCGTTATTATCCCACATCAACAAGGCCCTGGAAAACCTGTTCAGCTAATGATGACTTTGTATGCACCTTATAGTAAGAGTGATACAGTCACAATTAAATCTGAAAACATTATATCTACTCAGGAGCCAAAAGATGAGATTCTAAAATCTTACGAACAAAACACTAGTAGTATTATAAAAGCACCAGGATTAATTACAGAAAACTCAATACCTAAGTTGTAATGATAACTGTAAACTTTGTTAGAGGAGAGGAAATTATTCCTGTCCAGGTAGACGAAGGTATGACATTGATGGAAGCTGCTAGAGATTATTCTAAAGAAGCCATTGATGAGATACCAGCAGATTGTTCTGGTTGTTGTGCGTGTGCGACTTGTCATGTACTAGTTGATAGAAACTGGACTTTACTTGTAGGTCAACCTGACCAAGACTCTACTGAAACAGATTTAATTGAATATGAAAAAGGTTATGATCGTATGCAAAGTAGATTGGCTTGTCAAATTAGTTTAGAAAAGAAACATGATGGATTGGTTGTACATTTACTTGATAACCATAAATTATGATATTAAAAGTAGTTAACAAATATACTGCGGCAGAGTTTGTTTCTACTAGACACTATTCAGCCGTAATGCCTAGATTAACAAAACACTATCTAGGTTATTTTGATAATGAGGAGTTAGTTGGAGTGATTACATTTGGTTGGGGTACAAGACCTAAACACACAATACAAAAGTTGTTCCCAGAGCTAGATACAAAAGACTATTACGAAATAGGTAAAATGTGTTTAGATGATAAACTACTTAGGAATAGTGAATCGCAATTACTATCTTCAGCCATATCTTGGTTAAAAGAAAACACTACTATAAAATATTTGTTTACTTGGGCTGATGGTTTAGTTGGTAAACCTGGTTATGTATATCAAGCTGCTAATTTTTTATATGGTGGTTTTTCATTTACAGATACATATGTTTCAGAAACAGGTGAGAAGATACACCCGAGAACAATACAAGGACAGATACCAAATACAAAAAATCGTAAAGTAGGCATGAGACCAAATCCTCAACAACTAAAAGAATTAAAATTAAGTAGAGTAAAGGGTAAACAATTTAGATACATTTATCCTATGAATAAAAAATATAGAAGATGGTTAAAAAAATCTACAACAGAATGGACAACTAATTATCCAAAAGGTAAAGATTTAGTATGGAAGATAAAGAAACCAGGTGAAAAAGATTATACAACAACAACCAAAATACCATTTGACTTATCAAAAGATTATGTGTATAATAAGAAGAATGTAGAGTCGTTTAAAAGAGGAACCTTAAGTGAATTTTTATAAAAGCGTTATTGAACATAGAGGTAAATTACTTATTCGTGGTATCCACGAGGGTAAAGAATACAAAGAAAAGGTTGACTTCAGTCCAACTCTATATGGTATGACGCAAGAGAATACAAAATATAAAACTCTAAAAGGTCAATATCTCAAACCAATACAATTTCCTAGTATATCAAAAGCAAGAGAATTTAAAAAAAGTTATAATACAGATAACTCACCATTGTATGGTATGGATAGATACCAATATCAATACATCGCAAATGAATATCCTAAAGATATGGTGTTTGATAAAGATGCTATAAAAATATTTACAGTTGATATAGAATGTACAGCTGAAAATGGTTTTCCTGATGTAGAAAATCCAATAGAAGAACTACTAGCAATCACAGTAAAAAATCAATCTAATAAACAAATAATAACTTGGGGCACTGGTGAGTTTAAAACAGACAGGTCAGATGTGACTTATATAAGATGTAAGAATGAGAAGTCATTGATTATGGAGTTTATGAAGTTTTGGATTAAAAACTATCCAGATGTTATTACTGGTTGGAATACAAAATTTTTTGATATACCTTATATGTTTAATCGTATTAGAAACCTAGTAGATGAAAAAGTATTAAAAAGATTTTCACCTTGGAATTTAGTTGAAAGAGAAACCATAGTTGTAAGAGGTAGAGAACAAACTCATTATAATATTTTTGGTATTGCTATGTTAGATT